CTGACACTTGTCCGTCACTTGTCTGACACTTGTCTGACACTTGTCCGTCACTTGTCTGACACTTGTCTGACACTTGTCCGTCACTTGTCTGACACTTGTCTGACACTTGTCCGTCACTTGTCTGACACTTGTCTGACACTTGTCCGTCACTTGTCTGACAGATCACGCATGTTGGGTAGACACTAGCCTGCACCCTGTCCTCCCTTTGCTTCTGGTAGTCGGACCAGTTAAGAAAATGCACATACACTTCGCCACCTACTTTGAAAAAGTGAATTGACTGAACTTTAGTAATCTCTGTTAGCCATTCTTGCATCTGGTCTTTGGGGATTTCATCGAAGCCAAATATGAGTCTCTTGAGCGAGCCCGCATCGCCCCTGAGGTATCCGTCATCATCAGCATTAGATATCATGCCTATAAAAAGCAATCTAGCTTGGAGACACAACTCGTTAAAAGTTGGGTCCTCCCAGATGTGCGGATCAATCATTCTTTTTCTAGCCATATAAGTCATCCAAATGTTTTCGCCTACTGACTTTGGACAGGTCAGGTCATGTAATCCGGGTATGTCGCATATTTCGGATTTGTTTGCCAGCTATATCTCTCCCGGAATGGAGGCAAAGTTTTTGTTGCTTCCCATTCAGTCATGGCCTTTTCAAAATCGTCAATTATTTTATCTATCTCTGGTTTAATTTCTTCTGTCTTATAAATAAATGTTTCAACTCTTAAATCATCGCTGGCAATATAGTCTACTGCGTAATACTCTGAGCCTATCCCAAGTGCATAGAATCCAGCCTGTAATTTGTGTTGCGGATCAGCTCCGTTACCAGGTTTTATTTTAGTACCTACTATTCTTGAGAATTTAGCATTTGTTACACTTTTGATTTCATGGGGTAGGGTTAGCCCTTTAAGCTGTGGCGCATTACCGTTGTAGGTCATTACTGAGTCGACGTAGCCAATACAATCCCTGTAGATTATCTTTAATTGCTTCTTCACTACATTATCAGCCCAGCTTAAGATTCTTTCTTCCACGTCTTTACCTCGTTGAAAAGTCCTAAGCGTAAACTCATCAAATGGTTTTGCTTCGACACCTGTTATTTTCAAGACTTGCCAAAGCGTTGGCCATCCAAGCATTGAAGCCGACAGCTTACCGCTTGATTCATGGGCTAGCCTCTCAAGCCTGTTGATCTCAAGTATCCTTTGTCCTATTTGTTGATCTAATGTATAATCTCGTATCATAATTAAGAGACAGATAAAAGCCATAAAGATTCACTTTTCCTGTGCTCACCCTTTTTAAAAGCAGTTTTAGGCACTAGTCCCGTCTTAATTCCCTTATTCCATGGGATTGCGCCAAGTGCATATTTGTTTCCTAGTCCTAATTTGTTTCCTTTTTGAAATGACATATTTATTCCTCCTCCTGTTCGTCTATCTCCCTACACTTTGCTTTATAGGCTTCCCATGCTTTGTCCTTGGCATCCTGTGCTGGGACTGCTATTGCTTGGTAGGTTTCCCATGCCTCGTCTGTCTGTTCTTCTTTTGATTTCATATCTATTCCTCCACTTGTTCCTCTATATCCCTGCACTTTACTAGGTAGGCTTTCCGTTCTTCATCTCGTATTGCCTTGTAGGCTTCCCACGGTAAGGCTACTGCTTCAAGGTAGGCTTTTAGTGCTTTGTTTTTTTGTTCTTCTTTGGTTAGTTTTTTCATATTATTGTTTATTCCCTAGTGCCTGGTTCAAGACCTTGCGGTTGAGCCAAGCATCAAGGCCTAAGCTGAATAATCTTCCTTATCTGAATCCCCGTTTGTTTCATTAGGCTGATATACTTCGTATTCTTTCCAGAAGTATCCTCCGTCTTTATATTCTCCAAGCGCTGATTGTGCGCCACATTTACAATTGACTTGTACGAATACAAACCCCTGCGACCTTCTAGCTGATAGTGACTTGGTAGTTAGCCCTGAATCCTTACAGACATTACAATGACTTCTCGGCGTAGCTAATGCTACAGCTTTGAGTAGTGCTTCCTTGTCTGCTTTCTCTTCAACCTCGAAGGTAAAAGAAGCGCTCCCTATTGAAAGATTTGAAATTACTTTCATGTTAATGCCTGAGCTAGGTTGTTTAGGCTTTCTTCTTCATAGGTTGGTCTTGCTTCTCTTAATCCCCTTAGTAGAATCTCTGCTATTGCAATATGCGTACTTCCATCATCAAGTTTTCCATACTCCTGACATTGTGCTGCCTTAGTAAGATGTTTATCGACTAATTTACCTTGATATTCTAAATCTTTATAACTCATTTAATTCACCTCCCTCCGATTGTAGGTTGTCGTTTCTATTGAGTAGTTATTACCGCATCCACGACAAAAGAGTGTCCCGTCCCAATCTTTCTCAAGATAGGTTCCGCATTCACACTCATAGTCAGTGAGCATCTCAAGCTCGTTGTCTACCTGTGTCTCGTTTATTACAAACTCATCAAACATTTTCTCCATCCTCTCTTTGCATGTCCCTGATAAACTCAGCCTTCTCAGTTAGTTCTTCAGAACTTACATGATCCTCATCTATCTCAACTACTTCGCCTTTGCTTAGCTGTGCTCCGTAAGTAACACATTTGGAGTAATCTAGTACATCACTTGATACTTTAAGAGCAACTGTGTGTTTACATGTCATCTAGATACCTCCCTGAAGTGTAGGCTGACCACGGATACCAGCTTGATTTTGTGAATATCCAGTAAGCCATAAGTGTATTGTTATAGGGATCATTTAGCCATTCAACTTTATCCTCCAGTGTTTCTCCTGGAATCCTTGACCAATGAATTTTAGTGTCTTTACTTTGGATATTGATCTGGAAGATGCCTATTGAATCCTCAGCTCCCGTGGTAAGCCTGCAATTTCTTGGATAGTCTCTATGTGAGGGGCCACACTCGTTATAGTGAACAGCTCTAGCAACTCTCCATTCAGAGCCGAAGATTATTTTAATATAGTTTTCAACAGACTCTTGCTCCGAAGTGTCAACAAGACTAACCTCCGGAGCAGGAGTTGTTATCACTACAGGAACCGAGTTATTTTGTGGCTCGGCCTGAGCATTTGCTTCTTTCACTACCACTACCTCACCCTGTAACCCTTTATGGTTGGTATAAGATAGTAGAGCGATAAATGGGAAGATCAACGCAATAAGGAAAGCAATAGATCCAGCTTTTGAGTCTGGCATTATTGATTACCTCCTTTTTTGAGTTGTTCATGGAGCCCTTGTGGGGAGACATGTTTGATGTCTTCTGCAATTTTGGGGTTTGTCCATTTGCGGGTCAATCGTGCTATATCACCAACAAACTCATTAAGCTCAGGGTCTTCCCGTAAGAACTTAACAACCTCAGGATGAAGGTTTGCTATCCTTGATGTCTTTTGATATACTTTGTCGCTCATAAGATTTGGTTCTCAAATCTTAAGGTGACTAATTGTTAGTGGTGGTTAAATTTTCTAACCACCCCAACTGCTATTCCTTGAAGATTTAAAGTTTCCTTCTGTAGGTATTAAATCATATGTATTGATAATTGTCAACTAGTAAAATGTGTTGTAATATCAATATCTGCCAATTCCATGAGCGAGCATGGACAACTTAGAAGGCTTTAAGCTTTGGCTTTACAGAAATGGTAGAGCTAGAAGCACTATAGCCACAAAACTAGACCTTATTGCCCGAATATTAAGGGACGTGAGTCCTATTAATCAAGGTGGGGTCGAAGAATACCTCTTAACCCTATACGAAGATGGTAGAACAGCTAGTTACCTGAATACTTTTATAGACTCCTTAAGACTTTACCAGAGATATTTAAACGAGGAGGAATGGAATATTCCGTACTTCAAAGAGAAGGAAACATTCAAGACATTACTCTCTAATGAGGAAATTAAATCCATCCTTGAACTAAAACCACCCAGAAACGGTGAGAAAGAGTCTCGGGCAGGGGCTCTTTCTAGTATTCCAGGGTTACACTGGGATTATATACATTAACCACTTCCACCCGCTTGCCCTCTCTTTCTTTTACTCTATGATAAGCCTCACTATAACTACCAGTCTGGAATTCATCAGCGGGGAATCTTTGTTGATTCATAGCTACCTTCTTTGCTACAGCCTCACCAAGATTGATACCACGCTTATTACAGTAATCCGCTAAGAAGTTAAACACGTCTGCTGCCTCAAGCCCCATCTCGGCATGTTCCCATATTGTCGGGTCATCTCGGTCTGACTGGATTAACTCATCAACTTCTCCCATCAATCTATACAAGGAGGATAGGGGATGACCCTCCTGCATCAATGGCCTCTCTTCTATAAATTGTTGTTGTAGTCTCTGTTCAATCATTTTTGCACTTATGCTTTCTATAACACTCTTCACAAACAAAGTGTTCCTTTGATTGGCAGAGTATGTATCCTTTTTGTGGTGAACATCTACAGTGTTTTTTCATTCATTTTGACTCCCTCTAATAGTTTCTGGAGAGCTGCAAGAGTCCTCCATGCACATTTTCCCAAATGCAAAATTCCATCCGTATCATATAGATTCCCAGAAGCATGATCAGTTAAGTGTCTAGTGAGTGCGTCTAGTTCATCAGTCGACTTATTTCTGTCCCAATGCAAGGGAGTACTGGGATGATGTTGATCGTTACCCGCTTGACTAACTTGCGATACATATTTGATAGCATCTGGAAAGTACGCTAAAACCCCGGAATAAATCGGGGTAGATTTTCTAGCCTTTGCCTCTTTTGTCATAGTGAGCCAGAAAGGGAATGACCCTTATGTAACGGGTCGGCGAAACCCAAATCAAGCCTTTAGTTACATCGCTACGTTAGCGCTGGCTCTTGATGGAGGTGTGGAGCTTTGCACTCCTTACCTATTACTAGGTCGAATTACACCCCCTTGCGAGGTCTACCCGGACCTCTTTTAACATCTAGTCCAATTTCCTGACGTAGGTTATAATCTTCTCCTGAATACACAACCCCATCTGGTCCTATAAATGCTGGCGTTCCATGCTTCAAAACAACAGAATATGGCTGTTCACCTACTTTTTTGTCCCAAAAATATACCCCAAAACCCTGTGACCAATTTGAATTGGCTTTTTTTACAAAATGAAGGTTATCTCTTGAAAAACCTCCGTGCACTATTCCAGTCTTTAATTCTCCAAGAGCAGTGCGTTCTTCGTGATACTGATTTCTATTTATATGTGCTGTTGTTACGCTTACTCCTGCATCCTGTACTTCCAATTTAGCTATGTGTGCTTTTGCTCCCGCTCTCTGGCCATGCCAAAAAACTCTATCGTGCCATTTATAATACCTACCTTGACCATATGGTACAACTTCCCAGTCGGAGAGTCCCCACATTTCTTCTGGCGATTTAACCCATTCCTCTATACCATCAGTTTTATTAGCCATATAGTTTCCAAACCTATGGTCATGGTTTCCAAATATAAAAACTCTCTTAGCGTTTGGTAGTTGGTCTGTCATTTTGGAAATAAACCATTGCATGGCTGCAATTTCATCTGCCATTGTGCCTGCCTGATCAGGGGTAGACCCAAATTTATTGGCTTGCTCCATATCAGCAATATCACCGTTCAATACTAGGTGAGTTATTTTCTCCTTATTTGCGTCTACATACTGCATGAAAGCACCGACTGCTTCATCATCAGCATTTCTTAAAAATTGAAAATCATTAGCTACAACCAACATCTCCGTATATTGTTTTGGGGATTTTTCCTTTAATTCTTTGGCTCTTTTTCTCACCTGTTTCTCTCGCAAAGCTCCAATTGGGGTAGGCTCTTGTGGAGCTATCCCCTCTAAGATTATTGGGTCAGAAAGAATACCTCCTTCTTCCTGCGTAATTTGCGTGAGCTCTTGTCTAACCTGTTCAATGGTTGTGATGAGGGCAGGTCTACGGATAGGCTCTGGGGGCATAGGATAGCCCACAACAGAGGTTTCAGGTCTTTCATAGTTAATTGGTTGTTCATGTTGTTGTTGCACTTCCATCTTCTAGGGTCCTTTGCTTTGCCTCATAAATATCTTTAACTACTAAATGATGTCCTTCCGCATATAACTCCTGCCTTGCTCCTGCCTCTATGCCTGTAAAGATCGTATAGATGGTGTTATCCACCACTAGCCTTTTATCTTTCCCATGAGTTACCGCGACAGTGTCCTTCTCAGGATGCTCTAGTCTCGCATCTTCATAAACCTGTCTCACTCTGATTGCATTCCCCAAGGTTACAATGTTATGTAGATCCTTAGGACTGTACCCTTCGATTTCCATATTAGTTGGTGGTTTCTAACCCCTTTATCCACCTAATGCCTGCTGGACTTATCCGAGTTTTTCAAGGGCTCAGGCAATTCTTTTTACTGCCCTCCAACTTTCTTGGCAAGCTGGTATGTTCCTGTTCCTACTAATGCTGATACTATTCCTGTTTCGATTGTTAATCCGAATACGTGGAAAAATCCTAAGATTATCCCAATTACTAATGCTAATAGAACTCCGAAAACCGTATTTACATCAACCTCTGTGTAAACCTGCAAAACTGAAACTATCCCTTTAACTATCCCAATAATTGCTGCGACTGCCACTATATTTATCTGATCCATATGCTCACCCCCTACCTAACCCATTCCCAGAACTTGTCCGAAATAGATTTTCTACTTTTCCCTTTAAATAAGTTTTTCCAGAACTCCTCTAATATCGGCTCGTAATGATCTATTACTGGCTCGAGTGGAGCTTGTTTCTCTTCTTTTAATTTAGTGATTTGGTTATTAAGTTCTGTAATCTGATGCTCGAGCTCTGTATTCTTAACCTCAAGATCTCTATCGTGTACAGCATCCTTCTCCATCGCAGCATTAAGATCAATAATTTTGTTGTTAAGCGTTTGATTTGCTGATTTAAGTTCTGCAATTTCATCTCTCAACCTCACCACCTCAGTATTAAGATCAAAATTTTCCTTAGTTAATTCGTTAATTTGTTCGGTTTTTGCTTCCAATTCACGTATAGTTTTTTCAGCTTCAGGTTTATCTACAAACTCTCCAGCTTGTACTCTTACTAAAACATCCACTGCAACCTTCATGGAATCTTTATTGTCTAGGTCGTAACCTTTATAACTTGTCATAGAACCACCTCCTTTAGCGATTGAAATTATCTTATCTATATTCATAGTTCCAGGACACTGAGTTGCGGATACTTCTTTATGTCCTACTATGTGGGTTCTGTCTAGTGGAATGTTATGTCTTTGACAAATCTCTTTTACTAATTGCCCTGAAGATTGATAGGTTGCCTCACTAGCTACCCTGTCTGGGGCTGCTGAATGCTCTATGCCGATACTTTTCTGGTTGTAAGCATACTTACCAGCATGATATGCTGTATGTGCCTCATCTACCCATTGAAAAACCGTACTATTTTCTATTCCATAATGGGCTGATGCTCCCCTTGCTGGGTTCTTAAATGTGGCATCTGCTGACGCTAAACTTCCTACGATCCAGTGAATTACGACATGCGTTATCGGCTTTCGGCTTTTATCGTAATTATTTGTCGGTATTGTTTGTTTAACTATATTCATTTTTTCCTTAGTACATGTCCTTCTTGTATATCGGTAGCCTTGTCTATTGCTATGTTTCTAGTCTGGTTTATTGTTGTCTGTTTTTCTATTCTGTGCATAAAATTCCTTATTTCTTTGAGTATTTCAACAAGTTCGGGGTTTCTGTTTTGAAAAATAGTAGTAAGTTCTTCAATCTTCTTATCCTTTTCAATTACTTGACCATTCATCCTAGCAATTTCTAGCTTAAGGTCTTGTAGTTCTCTATTAGTTCGACTTAGTTGTGCTTCTAGTTGGTCTTGCCTTGTCCGATAATTGTCTATTACCTCTTTAGTTACACCCTTGCCTCCTGTTCTAAACTGCACATAAAAAAATCCTATCCCTAAGAATATAAAGCCGAGTATGTTTAGAAATGGTAAGTATTCCGATAGATTCATATAAAATTTTGTAAAAATGCTCCTGTTGCACCTGATACGTTTACCTCTACTAGTTCGACCCCGATTACACCCAAGTGAGAGGCTGATGCGCTAGCTGTGAAGTCCACCGAGGTGTCATTTGTATCCCTAAACTGAGTCTGGATAGTCATGCCTACTCCCGCATCATCTGCGCTCGATTCAGCAACCTCAGTAAATCCAGAACCTTCAGTTATGGTTCTTGCGGGTGCGTTTTGCGTTGCGCAAGCACCAAATGTAGCATTAGCAGGGTTTCCAAAAGCTCCAAGCGTAGCTGATACAGTTAAAGCACCACTGGCTGAGTTCCCTGCGGATTGCTTGATTGCTGTGGCTACTGTATTCTTACTATTCGTGACCTCTACAATTGACCATCTACATCTCTCTTGAGTTTCTCCACCAAAATCTATTGTTAGTGCGCCCGTTCCTGCTGCTATCCCTGCAAATATGCTTAATCTTACGAATCCATTGATGTCCTGTGTTTTAACAAGGGAAAAACTTGTACTTGCTCCAGTGATTGTAGGCGTTGCTGGATCTGAGCCTCTGGATGAGGTAACTGCTACTAGGACTAGTTTACCAACCGTTGGAGAAACGGAGGCTGTGGCATATGAGGTAGCATCCGTTATTGAACCACTTGTTGAAAGGTTTAATACTGTTACTGCCATAGGTTAATAATTCTGTCCTACAATAAAGCCAGCAAACTTAGGTAGAGTACCTATGCAAACAAAACCAAACATATCTGACTTCAGGGTTGTATTGGTAGCCGTAGGCGCTGAACCACCAGACCATGTGATAGAAGCGCTGGTTGCTAGCATCTTGAGTGAAAGTGAGATGGTTGAAGCATAATTTACTTGAAGCATAGCTACATCTCCCACCGTTGCGTTTGTAGCTAAGAAAGCGTGTTCTCCTGATGTTGCAATAGTGGTCGTAAATTTGTTACCTTGTGCGAAGTTGATCCACATATTTGCTCCATCTGTTACGGTAACAAAGGGTGCAAGTTGTCCGCTCATAAACCTGGGCTTGCCTGAGAAAACTGGGAGCGAAGCAAAAGTACCACCCTGTACGTATGGGGTAATCAAGTTAGAGCTTATTTGGGTAAGTGAAGCTGTAGTGCCACCATTGTATGTTTTATTGGTAAGGGTTGAAGCTCCTGTAGGTGTTACTACCTTTGTAGTATCCACTGTTCCCGTTGCTGGGTCAAGAATCTCTACAAGTCCATCAATCACGGATTGCGCCCATAACACGTCAGGTCCGAACTCAACAATTGCTCCAACAGCATGGTCTTGATCTGTCCCTGAAGAATCAGCGTTTCTAGTAAGAGTAACCACCGTAAGCCCTGATGTTGAATCAAACTGTATTACCTCTCTCTTGCTTGGAGTTTCAACACCATTAGTATCAGTCCTGTCTATAATCATTACCCCCGGCTTATTTTGAACACCAGTAAGGTTGTTGAGCGTAGATGAAGCGGTAACACCAGACAACAAGGCTGCCCCCAGCGTCTTTTGCACAAAGTTTTGCGATGTTGGATATCTAAGTTTCTGACTAATTTTGGTATCCTCCTTCGTATTGTTTATGTATCATTTGTATAAGATAACTCATAACTAAGGGAGGTTATCAACTACACCCTCAACGCCGAAGATAGAGAGTTTTGACCCTGTGAGTTGGCGGTCATCTTTATATTTAAGAGCTCGAAGTTTGAGTTTGCTTCCGTACACGAAACCTCTATCTGGATGAGCCTACCAGACTTGAATAATTGACCCCACTTTGGGAATTCATCCGAGCCCGTAACTGGATTCCCCCTTAGTTGTCCCCATTTTGAGCCACCCCACGTAACAGATCCCCAGCCTGAATTTCCAGAGATAGCTGAACCTGCAATAGTAAAAGTCTTAACAGTTGAAGAAGCGCCATTCCTATCCTCCATGATTATATTGACCGTAACTGAGCCCGTGATGTTTCTAAGTAGTGTATAGAAGAATGATATAATCTTGAGCTGATTCCATTCTCCAAAACCTTCTTTATTTGTACGAAGGGTCTTAGCGATAGTTTCACCATCATCAGAGTTGACTGACGGTTCAAAGGTGTAGCTTTGATTAGTTGTCGTACCCATGACCCACTTCTCAGTTCCCGACCCATCAACATATTTCCTCATTTTAGTAATTCCAAACGGGAGCTTCCATATACCCGCAAAAGCTCCTCGCTCTCTGTCATATACTAAGACCTCTTTCCTGCCTGGGAAAGATAGAAGATACTTGTTGTCCACATACATTGTGGTTGCATTATTATAGTCATCATCATTTAGGTTCATGAGATATGGCCTGATCTTAGCGCTTATCTCGTTAGTTCTGATAATTGACAGGAAGTTGGGCTCGTAACCAACTACATATAACCCTTTTCTTCCAAAATAAAATACATCGTTTTCTACTATTTGAATCGTGTCTGGGTTTGAAGCTCCAATAGCTGTTGATATAGGCTGGTAAGCTGGGTCTAAGACAGTGAAGTTACCGATACTTACCAGATCAAGTGAGACTGCGTATGAAGAAAAGTTCTTGAATACTATTATCTTATCTGAACCCTGCTGGATTGAGATACCAGTTATGTCTTGTCCTGAGTCTGGGTCAATATAGACTGATCCACCACCATCCACCCAGTTAAACCTTGCCTGATTAGGATATCTACCCGATATAAGCAATTTCGTTGGGTCAGCCTGATCCACCATGAGGAGTCTGTCATTAAACTTAACTATAAACTGTGATTTCACCCCGCCAGTTGTGTTTGCCAGGGGTGGGAAGATGGTCTCACTAGCCGGATTTCCGAAATCTTGATACGAGGTTGTAGAAGCTCCCACGGCTGAAAGCAATGTCTCATCTCCAGGAAGACCCCTATATACCTGGAAGCCTGATAATGAGGCCGCAGATGGCGCTGACCATGTAATGTTGACCTGTGTTCTTGTTAAATCTTGTGGCAGGTTTGGCAGGATTATGTTTGCTGATCCGGGTGTCTCTCCACCATTAGCACCAAGCGCCGTAACCTTCCATGACCACTGGAAAACTCCTGTTGCACCTGAGAAATTAGTAGCAGTTAAACCTGTTGGGGCAGAGATTGTTGCAAACACAGCAAGTGAATTGCCATTGTAGGAGGTAAGCGGCCTTGCTTTACTCACAAAGTATGTGAATCCCCCAAGCTGCTCTGATCTAACAACTGAACCCGAAGGATAGGATTGACCCGATATAACATCAGACGATGTGCCATTCTTCTTGGCTAAAAAGCCCTCATCTGAGTAAGCAATTAGTTCATTTGTTAGAGAAGCTGTGTTGTTGTATGTACCAAATCCCTGGATAGACCCTGTGGCATTAACTGTGAAATAGGTAGAAGTACCCCATCTGCCCGTAGGGACACCGGAACCAACAAGCATTATGTTGTCAGCCTGAGCAAGTTCGTCTTTACCAAGCTCTGTTGGTCTTAATAAGAGATTTAGACCCTTCCTAAAGGTATCCCATTCCGCCTCAAGACTGGGCCTCTTTTTGAATGGTGGAGGGCTTCCTACCTGCATGTTAAACTCCTAATCCTCTTGTATTCCTTGGCGTATAGTTTGGTCCGCCTCCTGGTGGTTTACTCTTTCTCCCTATCATGTTCTTAAGCTTCATCTGGGCGCTTGCCTCAATCTGTGGGAATCTCTCGTCAGTTCGAGCCTGTAACACATATGATTTAACCTTCTCGGTTACATATGAATCATCAGGAAGCTCGCAGATATCTGTTAAGGTCGCGAATCCATTAGGGTATCTTTGATAATCTATGGATAGGGTTACATTAGCTTCGAGATTGTTAAATGTTATAACATAGCCCTCCATCGGATTACCTGTTACATAACAATATTTGTCTGTATTTTCTTTTGAGAATCTGTCAACCGGGCGTATCTCTGGGAATTCATCCCAATCAGCCGAGTTTGGTTGCTTAGGCGAAGTCATAAGCTCTCTGTAGTTAATTGGCAATGAAGTTGAAGCGCTTGAGCCTAAGTTGCGCTCAACTATTTCATGGAACTCTGGGAGCTGAACAATGTCTGCTGCTTCACGCACAGCAGAATCCGCGTAGTTTGTTCTTGTTGAAAGTTCATCGCCCGTAGGCTGACTTGCATCAAGGTCTGTGTATGCGTTAGCTGCGGTTAGGATTTGTAAAAGGGTACGTGCCATGAGTCTAGCTTAGTTAAGCTATAGGGGAGGTTATCAAGTAAATTTTTGTTTGCGTATTAAATAAAGTGGGGTTTGTCAATCTTAGGAGAAGCGAAAGGATTAAGTTTCAAGTGTTCCAGGTTTCATAACTACATCTGTGGAATAGGTAGCGTTTGTGATAGTACCTGTGTTTGACCCTGCACTATCGGTAGCTGTGGCTCCGCTTCCTTCGTTAAACTCGTAATTAGCTACAATACTCCTCGTAACAAGGCTGGTAAAATATTCCTCTATCACTTCTGCTGGCGTGAGTAATACACTATATACTTTCAACTTATCCATCATTCCTCTGAAAAAGTCAGTAGAAGTAGTCCCAGCCGCTCCGATTTTAATAGCAGCAGCGGTATCTGACCCAAAAGTAAAAGCCCCCATTGAGTCTACCAGAACTCCGTTAATATAAAGGTTGGTTGTGGAGGCGTCTTTAGTAATTGCGAAATGATACCAGCTATTTTTAGGGTGAGCATTTCCATATGTGGTAAATGTAATTGTAGATCCACTTCTACCTATAAAAAAATTATTTCCATTATTAATAGATATTTGCCATCTCATATCCGTAGGAGCATAGGTATCTCTTTTGGCTAATATTGTCCTGTTAGTACCTTGTGAAGTAGAATTCACCCACAACCAACCACAAACAGTCAACTCATTACCAGCAGCAATATCTGCATTGCCACAACTTACAAAACTTGAAGTTCCATTAAAACTTAAACACGTTCCGAAATCTCTAAACATTTGTCTAGTTCCTGCTGTAATTATAGGCATATATATGTAATGTACTATATTTATTAGAATGGGTCAAAAGAATATATTAGACTCTAACCCGCCAATGTTCCTGTCTATCTTTTAAATCTCCTAGCTTTAGCAAAGCTATCACACTCTGTTGCTGTGAGAGCCCTATTCTTAAATATAGCTACTTCATATATGAACCCTCTCGGTAAAGATGTCACATTTTGATCAGCACCCAACTTGATTGTTCCTGTGAGACCAGAAGAGAACGCACCAGCGTTATTACCCGTTGTGCTACTAGCTTGGACTCCATCAACAATCAACCTTGTTGTGTTATTGCTTGAGTCGTAGCTATATGCAACCCAGCATGTTTTGTCGGTTGGTGTATAGCTAGAACTCCATCTAATATTTGTAGTTGCCGTTATAAATGTACTGTTAATTGTACCTTCTCTCAGTACGTGGTCAGAAAATGGTGATCCTATTACTCTTCCATTATTATTGCCCCCATTACCTACAAAGTTAATTCGTGCAATAATTGTTGCTGCTGTTGCTCCTGAGAAATCTAATAATGAACTCGCCGTAATGGTTCCTGTACCAACACTTTGAGATGTTTGATTATATTGAAGTGCATTTCTGCCACCGTGTGATACCCATCGTGGGCTAGTTAGAGTGAGATTCAGACCCCCCGATACTTCATTTGTGAGTGTTGTTGTTCCAAAATCACTGTTGCGCATACGCCACCAAGCGACTAGTCCCGTTAAATTAATTTGTTGTGTTACTGAAGTTCTTGACATACATATTATTCGACTGCTTCAGCAGGTACGTTTTTTTGAGAAAGTTTAGTAGCATCTACTGGATAAATTTTATTCTTCAAGCTTGAGAGGTTAGGTTTAACACTTACTTCTCTTTGTGGGAGATAGTCTGAGAGCCAACCTTCGACTGAGGCTTTTATTCCATCCTCGTTTGAAGTGTCAGCCATCATTTTCTTTGCGTACTTAGGAGAGCCATCAGCGAAGTCTACTTCGATTGATACCCATTTTTGATCTTGATTAATGTCTAATATTTTATAATTCATAATATTTACCTATAACCGCATGAAACATTTACGTCATTTGTAGTTGTGAACCCGATATAAATCCCTGTAGATATACTATAATCTAAATGTACAGTGAAAGGAATAAATGGAGTGGTAGTAAAAGTATGGTTAAATACTTGTGTTCCTGATTCAGCTGTATTGTCATAGATAATAATTGATCCTGCTGTTGGTACTGCATCATTACAAGAAAAAGTTACTGTGTGTAAAAACCCTGCCCCAGATTTTACCTGAACATCTGCTACTGCTACGGCTGAGTAAGAAAATCTTTGCTCAGTCTTTAAGACGTTATTAGTTAAATCTTCCCCAGCTAGCAAGGTATCCTGCGACACCATTAAAGCTCTAGTTGAGGAGGTTCTAACTACTCCATATTTACCATCTGCTATTGAAGTTGGGGTAACTTGATAAACTCCCTCTATTGGTACAGCTGTATCTGAGCCTGCGGTAAATGTTCCACCATCTGTAGCACTAGCACCAAATGTTTTATTCGCAATGGCTTTAAGTGTTGATAAAATATCAGCATTCATAATGATGAGTATACAGGAGGTCAACTAGAGGTTAGCAAGTGCCTTATGGATAGAGCCGTTGCCACAAAATACCTCCTGATTATCAAATCCCCATTCAGCCATAAATACTTTTTTCATGTCTTGGAAGTATGATGATAAGTCAGGAGCATGGAGTGTCTGACCTTCTCCGTGCTGTACGCTCATGCCATAATTAACGTATAGTTTGAGTCCTGCACGCATTACCCTTGTCCAGTAATCGTGGTCTTCAAAATTACAAGGGAAATATAGATCTTCCCTGAAATAACCAGCTTTATCAATTGTGCCCTGGGTTAACATGAAGCAAGCGCCACTAAACCATTTATAATTTTCAATTATTCCTATCCCAGGAGGCAAGTGTTCAACGTGCGGATTAACAACACCAGCATCAGGCATATCCATAGCCTCCTGCATGGCCTCAAGCCAGCCCTTCCTTACGATCACGTCATCCCCTATGATTACCTTATATTTACCCCGTGAAGCTAGTAGTCCTGCGTTCCATCCCCTACTTATACCCATATTCTCATCAAAACGAATGTAGGTATTACACTTACTAGTCCAGTCATGCCTCTGGGTCGAGCCATTATCAACTATTATTAACTCATAATCCTGACTACTATTCTTAACTGCCGATATGCACTCCTCAGCCATTTCAACTAATTCGCGAGTCCTATGGTACATGAGTACGATTACTGAGTATTTGGGCTTCTTAAGATTAGGATTCATATAACTCCTCCCAATCAATAGAGGGCGCCATGTAATCAGCTACCATATGAGTAGCCATGCTCGGTATTGGTACATACAGATTATGTCCCTTAGCTAATAACTCATACCATACATCTGCATCTAAATAGCCATATTTTTTAAATATCGCATAGTTGTCTTTAAATATTTTATTCTTAACTGCAAATGTCATAGTATTGCGCTCCGTACTTCTCCAATGCGTATCTCCTACTAAATCTATAATTACTTGATTAGAATGTAACTTGTGATCCACGTAAAAATTAAGATGGTCGTAAGGAGAAACCAAACCTAACTCATCTAATCCTTTTACAAACTCCTTGCCTATATTTTCTCTATATATATAATCACATTCTTGGAAAAGAATGTCATCGTCTTGATTATAAGCTATGTCGTAAGCTTTAAGCATAGTTTCGTTAATGCCTATCTCCGTAAAGTGAATCTCATGTTCAAAAGGAATAATATCTTTAATCAACTTTTCATACTCCGGCTCACAAAAATCACATAAGAATATAACTTTAGGATCAATATCTCTAAATGCTTCTCTAAAAGACTTAAGACAAATCTTATTTAACATAAATTTATCTTCTTGGTAAACTGGAGAGGGATTTGTACTTGGAATACCACACATTCTATATACGACTAAGATATTTCATTCTCCTCACTAATAATTGGTGGTAAGTTTAAAAATTCCCAGGTTTTCTTTAAACCTTCCTCTAGCGGTGTCTCATGGTAGTTAGTCATCGTGTTTAGCTTCTTATGTGAGGCTAGGAAATTCCAAATCTCTTGAGTTCTGGCAGGCTGATGTACTACCCTAGCTCTTTTGCCTGAAATCTTCTCAATTGTCTCTAGCAGTGTGGCTATCTCTATATCTAGTGAACTACCTACATTTACGGTCTGATTCCTAAAAGAATCGGTCATCCCCTCTACTAATACATCTACTACATCATCTACATAACTAAATGCTCTTTTCATCTTGCCTTTTCCAAATAAGGTAACTTTCTTATCCTCCATAATATTACGCATGATCAAAGCCACTACATTCTTATAGGGATTAGTCATGTCTTGATGAGGACCGTAGATGTTGTGAGGTCTGAAAATTGTATAGTCAAAGTTATGTACCTTAGCTAGTATCTTAAGTATCTGCTCACAGGCTAGCTTATTGACTCCGTACACATCTTTAGGCTTAGGTATATCATCCTCGCCATAAGGAACTTCTACCTCTCCATAAACTGCTACGCTTGAGGTATATATAAATCGTTTTACCTTAACATTAATTGAGGGGACTAGAACATTTAAGAAGATATTAAGATTACGCTCTGTCATGTCTTGAGGAGATACTTGACCACGACTTTCGGCACTTTGGGCAGCTAGATGATAAACTATATCGGGCTTGTGATGCTCGATAAATTTCTTTGTTATTTCTTTATCTCGTAAATCTACTCCTAATCTTCTTGAAACAGGTATAACTTTATGATCTTCATGTAAGCGCTTGTACAAATTAGTTCCTATTAACCCTGTAGCTCCTGTAATTAGTACTTTCATGTGTAAAACTCTTTAATCGATTCGATTATATAATCTACCATCTCATCTGTTAAGTCCGGATGCACACTTACAAACATTCCCTCAGTCATAACCTTATCTGATATAGGTAATTCTGTAGCTATTCTGCCAAAGTTAAAAAAGCCTGGTTGTCTTGTAATATTCCCTCCAAAGATAGTTCTAGTTTCTATTTGTCTATTCTCTAAGAACTCTCTTAATGCTCCACGTTTCTTAGCAAATAAAGGAAATCCAAACCAACTACAATCAGGATAGTTGTTTAATAACTCAATTTCTGGAATAGATTTTAAACTGTCATATAGTTTATCGTAATTGTGTAGACGTTTCTCTTTAATAATAGGAAGTTTTCTGAGTTGCGTTCTTCCCATAGCGCACTGCAATTCTAAAGGCTTTACATTAAATCCCATATATTGAAATAGATAGCGTGCCGGGTAATCTTCCGGGATACCCTTGAGTTTTTTCTTATCATCTATACCGTCATAACCGCCCATTCTTCCCCATTCCCTAAGTGAAGCTGCACGCCTTCCGTAGTCATCGTTATTAGTAAATACTGCTCCACCTTCTCCCATACAAAGTATGTGTGCAGCATGAAATGAAGTCGCACAGATGTCGAAGTATGATTCAATAGGCTTTCCTTTCCAAGTGCCTCCAAAGCCATCTGCATTATCAAGAATCGTTATTAAGTTATGCTTTTTAGCAATTTTAAGTATTTTATCTATCTGAGGGATACTTCCTGCTATCGCTACGACTAAAATAGCCTCAGTTTCTGAAGTAATAGCTTTTTCGATCAAATCAGGGTTCATTCCTAGCGTATCTGCCTCTACATCTATAAAGACTGGTTTTAGATGATTGTAGTAGAGAGAGCTTATTGTTGTAGGAAAATGAACTGCACCTGTAATAATCTCTGATTCCTCTGGAAGATTAAGTGCTGCGTAAGCTACCAATAACGCTGAAGAGCCTGAGTTGGTTAGCGTTGCATACTTTAAACCTGTAAACTCTGCTAATTCCTTCTCAAGAGCCTTACCTTCCTCGTCTATTGTCCACCAATTTCTATCTAAGACTTTTTGAATAGCATCAAAATCTTCCTTGTCCGTAAAAGCTCCGCCATATTTTAGTCTGTCTATTCCTTTTTTAAACATTTTTAAATCCCATCGTTATTGCTCGTTTTTCAGAAACATGGTCATATTTAACATGGCACTTTCTACATAGCCATATCCAATCTGTTAAATCTCTTTTATATTCCCCGCTTTTATTAGCGAGATCAAGAGGCTTAACTTCACTGCATAAATTACAAGCTAGAGGTTTAGCTAGTTTTTTATGTACCCATTCATGTAAAGCTGAATAACCAACCTTATCACCTTTCCACATAGGATTATTTTTCCCTGAAAATTTATTAGTACCTACAAACCAAGGAATCTGCCCCTTATTAGCAATACTTATTTTTCTTTTATGGTCTTCGGATAGTTTTAAACCACGGTTATGGTGTCCATGAATATATTGTTTTGGCTGTCCCTTAATCCAGCCATATATTCTTGACGTATATTTAGCTATTGGTGCGGAATTACCACAATCACATTTACAAAAATTATTTAAATCCTTCTTCATATTTCTCTAACCAAGGCTGTACAATTTCTAACATATTATCTCTCATCCATTGTACAGTATCTTTATTATCTATTTTAGGTGGTATTGTATATTGTAAATCAATTTGGTCATCTATTTCTTGGGTTCTTATAAGAGGCAATTTACCTTGTTCTGTCATTTCTTTCATCCACAGAAATTGTGGATCGTTTAAGCGTCTTTCTCTTAACAAACCGTGCTCAGGCGTTCCCTCAAGAGTTTTCCAGTGATCTATACAAGTAGCTACATTTGTTTCGTCAATCATTATCCTAAAGCCTGACCTTAGCGCCCTATAAGCAAAGTCAGTGTTATCAAAACCCAGTCCCTCATCAAAGAACTCCCACCAGCCACCAAGTGCCTCTGCTATGTTTCTTGGTATTGCTCCAAAGTTCTGCTCAAAGTCATAAGGGTTTTGGGAGTATCTAAGCTCCTTATTTTGTATCCGTACATTCCTGCGCATAAACTTTCCTTTAACATCAAGATTGCCCCTAAACCAATCCTCTGATTCGATATCAGGTTTGATCTTGGGAGTAAAGTACATATCAACTGGCGCAATAAGACAATCCGGATTCTTCCTATGCACACTGACCAATTCTTCAATGGAGGTTGGGGAGATTAGTATGAAGTCCTGTAGTAGAACCATAAGTTCCCCTGTTGAGTTTTGAAAGCCTGTATTATTAGCGTTCACAAGCCCGTACGTTCGCGCTACAGCCCTTTTCTTGCCCCTGACGTACTTTATGTCAAGCCCGTACTTTTTAGCATATTCCGAGGCCATGATTGAGCGATCAGTTTTGTAGTCATCAACTATGACCCATTCAAAGTTTTTATAGGTCTGTTTTGACAAGTTATCTGCCATGATGTTCCACCACCCACGTCTATTTGTAGGAGTAATGATTGAGACCTTAATAGATTGATCCTTGCTCTTAAACTCTTTTGCCCAGTCGATTGCTATCTTATCCCATGTATAATCTTTTGCAGCACCTATCCCTTCAGTTTGTAATTCCTCCCACTTGTCTTTATTTCCCATTAAATGAAGTAACTCCTTAATGTATTCTTTCTTTACGCTTGAGTTATAAATATCGCCCTTGACTATCACCCTCCCCTCCGTGTATTCGCCAAGAGCTGCGAGATCAAGGGTTATTGGCACACAGCCATCAAGTTGTGCTTCCATAGCTGAGATACAAAATATTTCGGTAAAATCACTGGTGTAGGCTAGAATCCCACACTTTTTCCTTAGATCCTGAAGCTCTTTTTTACCCAATCTGCCATGATGCACAATCCCCTCCTGATCCATTAACGCAGAAACTCTCTCTTTCCATGCAAGGCGTTCCGTGTTGCCAAGTGTCACTGCGTCGAATAGGTCCCAGCCATAAGCTATGTGAAGCTCTGCATCCTCAAAAGCTTCTTTAATCTCTGGCCACATAGTCAAGAGGATATTTAAGCCTCTATCATATGAGGACGCCCATAATAATTTATGTTGTCTTATTGTGCCTGCCATATAATCCTCTCCGTACAATTTCTCATATCCCATTCCCCACTATTAAGAACTTCTCGTCAGGTATCTCTGGCGCACACTCCCTGTGGTACTTACTCTTAACCATGAATTTATCAATGTGTGGCAATAATTCTTTATAGTCGACGCCTCCCCAGATATCATGGAGATCAACCAAGAACTTCTTAGCTTTAACTTTATTAGCTAGCCCTCCATTTCTCCACTGGACAAATATGTTGAAGTTGTCTCTGGGGTTGAAGTGGAAATAGGGTAAGTAAGTAACGCCATTAATAATTCCCTTATCTTGGCCAGGATCACCATACACTGTCACCTTATACCCTAGCTTTGTCCATTCCTCAGCCAGTTTGATAACAGCAGTCTCGCTTCCACCAATACCCTTACTCAGAGACTTACCCGACCATTCCTCAAAGTGTTTACCAAAGTTTGCAAAGTAACATATCTCATTTGGCTCCCATGTTCTCGGAGTTGAATACTTATTTATAAGTCCATGTGCAAAAGGCTGAGCAATTATTGCCTCTGGTAGTTCCTTAATTAGTGGCGCGATCCTTTCTGTCTCCCCTATCTCATCTAAGTATCTTGCGAGCTTGTCTACATTCCCGCATGCTTCATTCAATTTATCTAAACTCTCAAGCATAACGATAGTATCGTAGTTTTGGGGTGTTGGAGCCTCTGAGTAGAGCAGGTTAGCTGACTCAAGGGCTTTTTTGGTATCTCTCTGGTAGTTATAGTTAAGTTTGAGGGAAAGTTCTGCAAACATTAACTTCATCGCCTTGTAATTAGTAAGGTTTGAACCCTTATTATCTATGTTCATATTTGAGGCTATTTCAGCCCAATATTTAGCAAAAGCGTACTCCTTGAGGTTAAAATAAGCTGTAGCTAGTCTTATATATATAAGTGGCTGATAGGGCCATTCTGCTATTGCCCTGTGGAACACCTCAGTAGCTTCCTTAAACTCCTGTTTCTTACCACAGACTATCCCCATCTGTTCTAATGCCGTAGCTCGCTCTTCGTTCCAGCCTGATTTAGTCAGATAGTCCTCGCCCATCTCAATGACCTTGCCCCACTGTTCGGGGATGTCCTGCTCTGCATAGATTTTCATTAGATAGAGTAGCGTTCTGGGGTCCACCATGTTATTAAGTCGTTCATCCTTTAGCTCAAGCTCTAGTATTCTCTTGTTTCTATCCATCTTGGCCTGAATTGCCTCTGGATCTTTAACCTGAGCCGTGTGCATCACCACAATGTCTTGCCCCTTCCCCGGCTCGTATGGATAGGTGGTATAGTTGTTTTTAACACCTGTTACGGGTACTGGTGTTTCATGTAGTCGCTTACGCCAAATAGTCACACCTGGTTTAAGTAGGCGCTCTCGCATTTGCTCCATCTCTACGCTTTTTAATGTTTCTGGGCTTGGCTCTCCACTAAACTCACAGCCATACCAGTATGTGAAGAACACAACATCTTGTGCATTTGCTTTTGCTATTGCTCCAACTTCTCTTAGTTTCTCTCCACCTATTAAGATATCGTCAGCGTCCATCCAGAAGATAAAGTCAGCATCTTCCTTAACCTGGCTGAAATTAAAAGTACGCATGTCAGCGAAATTATCATTCCATTTCTTATAAGAGTAGTTGACTCCTCTTTTCTCCATGTGATACTGGATCTTGTCAGTCTTTTCTCCATTGGCTGTAACGTATACAGCATCAACAAATGGCTGCACTGAATCTATCGCCTTGTTAAGGCTAGAAAGCTCTGAGTTGTCTTTAACTATTAGGCAGGCAACAATCTTCATATCTTATAATTACTTGTGCTTAGGAATGGGTATCTTTGTATTAGTAGGTGTAGAAAATCCTTATCGTTCATCTTCTGATCTGGGAGCATGGTTTTGACTAGTTTGAATAATCTGGTGGGGTATGAGACGGGGAAGTAGCCGAAATCTTTTGCTTCTGCAACACTTCTTTCAACTGAGAGGTCGTATTTTAATTGCTTAATCCAGTCCGTCTTTTCCTGGGGATAGAATCTAGTCCATATTTCCATTATGGTGTCTAGCATTACCCACCCTGGGTTAGTAGAGCAGTCAGTTGGATTACCTAGCTTATCACTGACCCTTATTAAGCCAAGCATGACTGCGGTCGAAGGTTTGCTTGCTGATTCGTATTGGATCACAGGCTCTTGCTTCATTAGGGAGATGGTAAAGCATAGTTTCTAGAGGTTGTCAAATTAAGGACAGTTTAGTGTATAAAAGTGATACCAACTATCTAGGCGGGTGTGTCTTCACTGTCAGATACTAAAAAGCCCCTACCCGTTGCATAGGTAGAGGCTTATTTAGTTTTCCGCTATCTTTCGAGGTTAGCGATTAGAGTCCAGTACTGTAACCAGTTCTACGTGCTGATCCGCGTTGTGCGAAACCAACAACTGTAAATTCAGTTATATACTGACCGTTATCACGATCACCGTCTTTTGATAGTTCTTCCCACTTTGGTTCTCTTCCTGTTAAGAAAGCGTGTTTCCAAAGATCTTCCCTAAGAGCGAGTACTGTTACAGTACCAGCTGCAGAGTTTAAGTCTTTATGAGGGATAATCATTACTGATTGTCCAACTTGAGAGTCATAAACCCTAACTTGATTAACCAATCTCTTAGATGTTGCATCAATATTCCTTGTAAGGTTTGATGTAAATCCTGAGATTCTTCGGCTAATTACCATAGGGCAAACGATTACGTCAGAGACGTATTCTGAACCCACTTGAGTCCAGACATCATTTAAGATGTCGTTCAATTCTGTTTCTGTAAACGAAGTACCAGATGCTCTAGCTGTTACGTTTGTAGAGATCATTCCGGTAATACCAGAGAGTCCTCTTGCTACTCCAGAACTTCCTGATGCGAATGCTCCGTTAAGAGTTAACCATTCCATATCAGCCTTAAGCCTTTTAAGAGCTTCAGATTTCTGAAATACCATTGGATCTTCACCAGTAGCGTTAGATATTGCCTGTACTGTTCCTGAAACTCTAACAGGTCGTGAAACGATTGCTGTAGCGTTCTGGGTTCTAACAGGAGTATCTAGGTCGCCATAAGTAGCTGCGTCTCCTTCAATAGAAGCTGTAACCGTTGTAGGTCTAGCTGTATTGTAGGTAACCCACTCGTGCAGAGTGTTTGTAGCTGCTGGAGCTTTGCCTAAATTTGAAACAAAATAATTATCGGTATTAGGAGATATGTCTTTTAAGATACTCAAAAGACTCTCCCTTCTATCGGTAGTATTGCTTGATTGCTGTCCAAATGCCATTTTATTTATTCACCTCCTTCTTTTTAAAAGCTAGTTACCTGAGGCCTGCAACCTTTTATAGATTGCCTCAGCATCCCCTTGCCTAGTGCCCTCAACCAAGTTATCTTGGTCTAGTGGTTCACTAGAACCTGTGCCAGCGCTTGTCTGAGCGCTTGCTTGCTCCCTTGAGGAAATGATTTCTTCTCTCTTAGCTTCTTCAGCTTTTTGAGTAGGGCTTGGATAGTAATTCTGCTTAACATTTCGAGCTGCCTTGAGATAGTCTTGTTTGCCTTCTTCTACCAGTTGGCGGGTTAATTCCAGCTTGACTTTATAATCAAACTGTGGATCAAAGCGATCCCCACTTTCCGCAACAAATTCTGAAAATTCTGCAAACGCTTTTGCTTTTATAAGCTCTAATTTCTCTTGGCGTCTCTCTTGCTGTAGACTAGCTACTGCATCCTTTGCTTCCTTTGCCTCTCTCTCAGCCTTTGATAGCTTTGAGTTCAAGCGAGCAGTGTCAACGTAACCACCCTCATCAATGAAATCCTGATCACTAGATGAAGTTTCTCCTGCACTAGGATTTGGTACTTCTGTATCAAATTCCTGGCTGGGTAGGCTTTCGTCTAACATAGGTGGAATAAACTCGAAGCTCTCTGGATTGCTTCGTGACCCAAGTTGTTCCTTGAGAGCTTTATTAGCTGCTTTTAATTTCTCAAACTCAGCAGTTGTTCTCTCACTCGCCCCGTCAGGCAGAGTTGGCTCTTGATCTCCCTCTATTGGTTTCTCTTCGCTAGGCATTGGCGTTGCAGTTTGCTCTTCTGCTATATCTTGCCCTTTTAAGTCTGTATCCGACATGATTTTGACTCCTTTCTTGGTCTTAGGATTGCTCTATTTTAAGACTGAGCATCAGTCTATTAAGACCTAGAGTGAGTATGAGGCAAGTATTCGGGAGGAAATCAAGAGGGGAATTTAGCCTCGATTAAAGAGTCTCTGAAGCTGTCTGACATCTGGTCCGTACCAGTTATCTCCACACGTACATCTAAGCTCCGTACTAGAGAATAATGTGGTATTGCTATGGGGACACTTAACAAATTTTAGTTCAGTAGATTCTTTATATCCCTGATTAAGGGCTTCTTCTGATAGTGGTGGTAAATTCTTACCCTTTGAGTCTGGCATTAATTACCCCCCGCCCAATCCTTTCCAGGGGCCTCTATCTGCTTACTAAACTGATTCATGGCTGACTCTTGTTGTTCCAGTAGCCTTATGATGTCTGCATAGACAGAGGCTTTAGCAAAAGCAATCTCAACTTCCCTTGTAAAATCTTCACGGGATTTGTAATTGCCTGGGTCTAATGGTTGTACTCGAGAGAGTTGTTGAAAGACGGGCAAGAGCGTTGATTGATACTCTTTTGACTTATGTAGATTATGTAGGTCTGTTGCCTTGAGTAAGGATTCTTTTAATTTTGCCTTCTGATCCATAGTGGATTTATACCATTGGCTGTTGGGTAGTTTGCAAGCCCCCCACTTGAGGCTGTTGAGACATTGGTGGCATACCCTGTGGATTATTCATAGCGCTTGGGTCTTGTGGCATATCTGGTTCAGGAACCAATGGCGCTCCTGGGGCAATTTCAGGTTGCTGTTGTGGCTGCATTGTTGGGAAGAACCTCTCAGCGTCAGTTAGTCCTTTAGACTCAAGATTAGCCACTAACAAGTCTTTTATCTTTGGCTGTATGCCCTCCTGCATTAGCATCTGCATTACCTGTGGGTTGAGTATTGTTTCGATAGCAGCTTGTATGCCTCCTTGCATATCCTTATCTGCTCCGCTAGACATTGATCTAACATCAGCTATGTAATCATAGTTGCCATTTAGATCTTCAGGCACAACCGACAACTCAGCCCCGTCATTTGTGTCGTTGATCTTCATCTTTGGCTTATATGACAACTCTTCCGGGTTTTCTACATCTTCATCCTCAAATATAGGATATTTAGGGGTTTGTCCTGCCTCCATCATTTGCAGCATGTCTTCATCTGACACGTTCCCACCCTGAGACTGAATGATATCGCCTATTGTCTGCATTGATTCCACAGACACCTCCATCTCATCTAATCCTGCGCGCTGGAAATAATTATATAGATCTGAACCTACAATCCTAATTATATATTCCTTCATCCCGGGATCAGCAAACATAAACTGTCTATTGTTGGATAACCACATACTCATCATGTCCTGCAATGCTTCAGCAAGGCAAGTCTGGTTTCTTTGATCCCTAGTGTTCTGCTGTTGTTGCGTTTGTTTGACCTCGGTTGCTGTCTTGTCTTGTGTGGTTTGATCCAGGTTAGATATGCCCTGCGAGATATCACCCATAGCATTACTAAAAGACTGAACGAGCGCTGTGTGAGTGGTCTGGAATAACTGCATGGGCTCTCCTGAGCCTTGATATGGCATGACTGAATCCTGCCTGTCCACTAGCCACTGCGCGTCTGGCCCATATACAATGGTTTCAATTCTTACCTGACCATCAACAATTTTGAGTGGAGGTCGCATTAGGATATTCATTGTGTCTAGGTAGCCACACATATTAGCTTGTATTGCACGCCATAGTGGCAATACTGGCTCTATCTCAGACTCTCCCATAGCATCGCCTGTCAGTTCGTAATATCTAAGCTGTACGACTGGGATCTTTCCATGAGCATATGGGTTCTCAATGTCTCTTAAGACAACTCTGTATTTGGGAGCAAATGTTATCCAACGATCTTTCCTGTATTCCGTAACAATCTCTACTACGGGAAATACCCTATCTTGTCCCACTCTATCTTCTAAACCCTTAAGCCCTAGTGTTCTATTTTCGTATTCACTATCCCGCCTGTTACTTCTATTATCAGACATCTTAGCTTTGAGCTTATCTAGTCCTGGGTACATTTTTTTACCACCTGGCATATCGTTTTTCTTGTCTAAAACATCAACTCTTGGCCATTCTCGAACCTGGAACCACGCTGCATCTCTTATGTGAGTTGCTGATGAGGTATCAAAGCCACAATTTCTAATATCTAGCTTCATGAACTCATTTCCATTAAATATAACCTTACCGTCTTTATCACACTCATATTTCCACTTAGCCAAACCAAAACATGAAGCATATAGCCTTGTGTCTTGGCTCATCCCATACCACTTTGAAAGCATTGTCCCGCCCTCAATGGCATTATCCCATTGGAAATCCAAGACTGCGTTATTGATCTTGGCCCTAAGCATGTCTCCACCCTCACGGGGTACAAGCCTACCTCTTAATTTAGCATTAAGTAGCCTTGAATCTTTCTCAATTACCGAGGTTCTAATACGAGGATCAACTACGCGCGACTCATATGGCCAGTCGCTAGGTAGCTTGCCCCAGTATGCGTCAGTGATATCGTTCCAACCATTTTTGCGAGTCCTGCGGGTGTCGTTATCTTCTTTCCATATATTGTAATGGAACATACACTCACCAATTGGGGAATCGGGTAGGTTTACATTATTATTCTTTGCCATGCAAAAAGTATGGCTTAAGGGACAGGGAGGTTATCAAGTAAACAGTAAGTCAGTTTTCCTGACAATAACCATAAGGTCAGAGAATTCCCCAATATTGTTCTCAACCCTGACCCCATGACAGCTTTCACAGATCTTTATAAACTCACGGGGTACGAACTCGAAGCTATAGGGCTGACCCAGTGTCTGAGTCTGTGAGCAGGCTTGGCACACCCATTCATCGCCCAACTTCTCCTGAACTAGTCCAAGATTGACACCACCGTATTTATTCCATCCATACATAGCCTCGGTTAATGGCTTACACCTCTCGGACACAATAATAATTGCATTCATGATATCTGCCACTTACCCCTGGCATACGGCCTGACTGTAGTTATTCTTTTATGGTTCTCTGTCTGGAACAGTTGCCACGCTATAGCTGCGCTCATTACTAGATCATCAAAAGCACCTGCTTCAGCCTCGGGCTTACCCTGCTTATTGACAATAAATGAATACATCTCAGAGACTGTTGGTTTGTCCCATATCCTTATTAATTGGTTATCAACTGCGTCTTTTAGGTCTGCTAACATCTTAGGCCTTGTTGCCATGTTAGTATTCCAACCTAATTGCTTCTCTGTAGCATTATCTATTGATCCCTCGTTTTTTGCAAGATAAATCCTAAACTTATTCTCTCTATTTAGCCTCGATAATCGCTCCATCTCAAAAAGCCCACCATTTTGTCTTTCATAAGCAACAATAGGCTCAACGCCTGTTATTTCGTAGATTCTTTCAAGGACTGGCAGTAATTCGTCAGTCATGGCGGGAGCAATTACATTTCTTTGATATACAAGGGGGGTATCAAGGTGGGTCTTACTAAAAAAGAGTGCGCATGAGTTGTCCCTACCTCCTGCTGCTGTGTCAACACCTACGACAATAAATTCATCCTTCTCAAAAGGCCTATATTGGCGAAAACCACTCATAGTTTGTTAATAAGCATATAGCACATTACTATGAGGTTTTCAAGTTTCTAACCTTGAGCTTTAATACTTTTCCCTGTTTTGGGGCCTTCAATTGGTAAGTGCCTAATCTTGCGCCTTTCTTAACTTTTAAGCCATTAAGCTTAATCTCCTTCCCCTTACTTATCTTGATACTCTTGATACTCTTGATCTTTGGCGCTTTCTTAACTCTTAGTCTTTTAGCTTTATTAAGGTTCTTACCTGTTTTGTCCACCTTAATTTTCTTTAAAGCCTTGGCCTCTGCATCGCTCAGCAAGCCCTTTTCATTAAGTTTAGTGATAACTCCATTACTTGCGAATTGAGAGCCTGTAATGCTCACTACACGGCCTGTGAGGATGTTGTTTATAAGTTCCTCGTGGGATTGACTCTCCTGAGCTAGGTATTGAGCGGATACGTCTTCGTTGTAGCCTGCTAGAGCTGCATATCCGGCGTCTTTGGGGTCAATTCCCCAGTCCTTAAACACTTTGTTCTTCGTTGCTTGATCTATGCCCTCTAGATTCCAGAGCTTAGCTGCCTGTTTTTCCTTCCAGTTGGAGTCAACTATTGCCCTGATACCAGTACCACTTGTCTTAGGGGCGAGGTCAAAGGACTCTAGGCTACCATTAGTACCTATGTATTGAATTTTGTTGTCTTTAATTCCACCCTGCGATGTGCTCGTTGTCTGTGGTGTATTTTTCTGTATCTCTGCAATTCTTTTATCTGCAGTAGCTTGATCTATTTTACCAGTCAACTTGTCTTTTGTTATTGCATTTATGAGCTTACTATTACCCTCAAAGGCTTGATTGTTAAAGGAAGCTTCCTTCTCACGTTGTTTCTGTGCTTGTTCTGGACCAAACTGTGATATCTTTATTCCTCCTACTCTTGCAACAGCTTGTGGAACTGTCTGCGTACTACCATACCTGTTAGGATTGCCATCAGCGGCACTTTTAACATCAATTATGCTATTTGCAGTTGGTGGTAGATAATTTCCTCCTGCAAATTTAAGTTGATTAATTAGTTTCTCTTGACCCGTTAGTGTTGATGGCTGATATTTATTTTCATTAGGATCTTTTATGTTCTTCCCCCTGAAGTCTCTATTAACCAAAAGTTGAACAGGCGTAGACAGTAATGGATCACCAGCGCTTTGAGCTATGGTAGTTGCAGCGTCTAAGTTGCCTGATTTATCTCTTTTAATATTTGGTACAAATGGAAGAACTTTTAATACATTTGTGGTTTCATTATTGGCGTAAAAAGGAGAAATGTATCTAGCTGCATTTATCTCTCCAATTGGTGTTTGCCATGTGAGGGGTATATTGAGTCCTGGAATCATTGGAGCACCAAACCTATTTTCTCTAGTTTGCCTATCTTCTTCTGTCTCCCCAGATGCTTTACTGGATAGTCTTGCAACGCCATACAATGCCCCCAGGAAGCTTATTAATGCTATTGGATTATTAACTGCCCCATTCTTTATTATTCTCATTAAATCTCCCTGGAATTTAATAAAGGCCTGACCAAATACAGGAGTCTTAGAATATAAATCGTAAAACTTACCAACACTTGCATAGTTCTGAAATCCATCGGCTACCCTCCTGGTTGCTTCTCCCACTGAGTATCCTTTATCTAGTAATCCTTTGAATGCTGCTGCTTTATAGACATCATCAGTACCACCATAAAAAGATTGAGCCTTATCACTTGCTCCCTGGACTACAGCCTTAAGTTTGTTTGTCTTAGTACTTACGCCCTGAGCTAGTGAATCAATAGAGCTCAATTTATTAACAAAGTCTGTCCTGGTTATATCTGTTCCTGTGACTCCCTTGCTCATTAAATGATCACTGATTTGTTTATATTCGGCTGGATTACTCTTAAATCGTACTATATTTCTATTAAGAGTGAAGGGATTTACCCCAGTAACAAATCCAAACACCTGATCTGAGACTATATTCCCAACATTAGTAGTAGGATTAAACACAGTTAGGAGTTTCTTCTGTAATTGTCTAATTGGGAGTCTGTCATAGGCTCTAAAAGCGTCATATAGATTTTGCACGCCTTGATTAGAGAAAAACGCTCCCTTTAGATCTTCGGCAGCACTGTTTAACACATACTTACCCGACAATTCTCCATAAGCAGGAGAATCTGATAACTTTATAAAGCCTGGCTTTTCAAAATCTGATATTAAATGGGACTGAGTACCCAAGAAATCTGTATATTTTCTGATTGCTGTATTGGTCTGCACTTGAGACAGCCTCTTACCTAAAGCGTATACTGGATCGTTAAGTGAATTATCTATCTTCCACTGATCTAGTTCTTTTTTTGATTTATACAAATCAGTTGCTATCTTCTTTCCTTGAGTTACAAATTGGCTAACTTCGGTTGGCATTTCATACACATCGTACATTCTAGGCGTATATTTACCCATATTGGCCTTATATACATCCGTTGAAATATGTTTATTTGCATAAGATATGTCATGTGTTAAATCAAAACCTTGCTTTAACAGCGTATAGACTGCCTTTTCTGACGCACTTAACTCCACTTCTCCTACTTTGATCTTGCTGATTCCTGGATCAAGTACTGCATTTATTCTCTCAAGCGATTTCTTGTTACTTCCCAAAGCGTCATATAGAGAAGTCATCACGTCAAAAGCCCTCTGGTTGGATGTTCCCATTTCTCCTTTTAAAGTGAATGAAGCTCGTGCTCTCTCGGGAGACATTCCCAGTCCCCTAAAGAAGTTTTGCATTGTGGAAGCAGCAGTCCTTACTAGCTTATTATCAGAGCCTAGCTTGCCCTCAATTGCCGTCGTTACCTTAGACTGACCTGCTCTAAGAGTCTTAGTATAGATATTAGCCCCTCTGCCTCCTCCTACTGGCGTTTGAGTGGAATAGCCCGCAGTATCCTTCATAAATTGATCTATTTTTGCGGGTATAGATTTGGCAACTTCTTCAGGTGGTGGTATAATGCCATCTGATGAGCCTTTCGGTAAAGATTTTTCTACTATTACTTTTGATTGCTGGGGTGTGGCTATTGTTTTTTGCCCCCCCAAACCAACCATGCCTGTATCAATGTTCTGAGGAAGAGCCGAACGAGGTTTCAATGTAGCCCTAGCTTGTGCTATAATGTCATCAGATGATGCAGATTGTGCCACTTTTAGGTTACCTCGCTGTTGGGGTAATTGTCCTGTTTGGGATTGTAATGGGTTTGGCTGTTGTCCTAATGCCCCTGAACGAGAAAATGCTGGATTGGCGTTGGCCTCAATGGAAGCGTTATTCAGCTCTGGCATTAATCGCCCCTGTGGGTTTGTTGGTTGGCTTACTACTCCTTGGATTCTCAAATTTTGACCCGCTTCATTAGCAAGTGGCGTGTTCCCTACTCCTGCATTCATCTCCTCGCTTATCTGTTTAGCAACATTCCCCTTCATATTGAGAGCCTTTACCCCTGCAATAGGCTGTGGAAGCTGTGAGGTACGGGGCTTCTTGGGAGATCTTATCGACACCTTAGCTGTGGGATCTATAAATCCTCTCTCATCTCTTGCAACTCTTATTAATCTACTTGCGTTATCCCTTACTGCCTCAAACTCTGGAAGATTAAACCTTCTTCCTAGATTAGTATTGATGCTTCTCTCTAATTTCAGGTCATCAACAAAAGTTTTACTAGCTTTGGCTTGTTTGGCTATACTCAACTCTTTACCAAACTTATATCCTGAATATAGATCCTCAATAGTTTTATATGAGTTCTTGGTATTCTTAATTGAGTCAATTGCTTCTCTCAATAGGGGCTGATTATTTCTAAGCGTTGTTAAGAACTCACTAATATTTCGTGAATTAGCAGCGACCTGATTAAGTGTAGGGGTAGACTTCCTTGAGGCCACCAGACCTGCGCCCAACACAAGGTTATCTACATTCCCTAGTGGTCCCGCTGCGGGCACAAGCCCTGCTACATCCCCTACTGCGCCAACCCTAGTGAGTAGTCCACCCTTCTTTACTTCCGCCCTCCTCTTAGGTGAGGTTAATGCTTCCATGCCTCTTAAAGCAGAAGCTCCTGATAAGGTATCAGTAAGTCCCTGTACACCCATCTTAAGGGCTGGTTTAGCAAGGGGGGTTATTGGATTTATTGACAGTAATGGTTTAAATGGTTTAAGTGGTACACGGTCTATTTGCTTATTAATCTTTCCTGAAGCATTCTGGGAGAACTGCTCAGCTAACGGCCTATATGTTGCTGCTCTGTCAGCAAATGTCTTGCCTAGAGTAGGTGGCGCAATATTAGGTCTGCTTTGACCAATAGAATTAAACCCCTGTGGCTGTGGCGCAAAGATCTGCTGAGCCCTCTTCTTAATCTTGTTGATTGAGTTCTGGATTAAATGATCCATGGGGAAATGATAGGTTAGTAGTGGGGGAGGTTATCAATTAGCTGAGAAAATCGAAGGAAGACTTGGGTTTCCCACCCATTGGGCCAACTAAACTGCTTATATAGTCATCATCTTTAATACCCATACGCCCTGTCAACCTACCGTTTGTTAAACCTCTATTAGAATTACCAGCAGTGAGATCGGAGGTTGGGTTTGTGGTCGTATTGTTAATGAAGCTGTCTACTGCTCCACCTGCTGTTCCCGTTGCAGAGCCCAGAGATGAGCTATAACTGCTAAGCTGTTGCTGTGCTGACTGTTTCTGTTGTTCTAGGGCTTGTTTAAACTGCATATTCTGTACTTCTATTTGATATACCTGATTCCTCATGTTTTGGAGCGCTGAGAGCCTTGCCTGAGCTTTATTCATGTTCAAATCTGCTCTGTTTTTGTTGATGTCAAGTAATTTATTCTGAAAATCCCTATTGACCTGGTTAATAGCTTGTTGCTTCTGTTGTTCAAGTTGCATGATGCCATTGTCATAACTCTTCTGTACTTCCACTCTCTGTCCCTCAATTTGTCTAATTGTATTCCCGAAGTCTTGCTGTAGTTTACCTTGCTGTTTTTGCTGTTCTACGTTGGCTATCTCACTTGCTGCTCCACCTGCTGAAGAAGCGCCACCAAATCTTTGTCCATATCCCATTTTTAGGTCGCTATATAGTCGTCTATTAGCTGCTGCTGCGTCATTCCGTCTTTGTGTAGCTGATACTTCCTGACCTCCTAGTGTTCCAAACGCGCTGTCTTTTTGTGAGCCCAGTAATGTGGAATTAACATCATAGTTCCCTTGTGCTTCTTGTAGGTGAGAAGGTAAATCAGATCGTAATTGTCCTTCAGCCTGATTGAGATAATTGAAGGAATCGTTATATGACTCATCAATAAGTCTTTGATCATCTTGCTGATTCTGATTCATCGAACTGATTAGATCATTGTATTCAGTTTCCTGTGAAGGGTTCCTGTTTCCACCAATAGCCCTTAGTTGACCAACTCTGTCTAGGGATGGAGCACCATCTGGAACTGGAGATTTTACTCTGGTATCACCATTCACAGAGTTTCTTTCATTAGTGAAGCCATTGTTGGGAGTAACTACTGGTGCTGCTTTTCCCGCAGATGGTCTATATCCCGAAAGATTACTGCCTCCATCTGCACTTGCCGGAGCATTTATCGCTCTGCCTATTCTCTCAGTAATATTAAAATCTTTAGTTCCCCAATTACCTGTATGGGCTCCACTTCTTCCATAAGCTCCAGCTAGAGCACCCACTACACCCAAAATATGAGGAAGTTTGGCAATCTTAGCCTCAATCCCTTCGTAATTTGACCTGTCGTGATATAGGGTTTGGTGAGAATTATTTAGCATATATATTTATATAGATTATTAAGAGGTTATCTAAAACTAAGGGGAGGTTTTCAATACACCAAATCATGTGTTAGATGTACAAAGGATTACTGCTTTCAAGAATTCGCCAGCTTCTAGTTGCCACATTGGCCCCCTACCCCCAGGACATTTCCCTTCTCCAATCTATTCTCCGCATTGAGCCCCCAGCTCCTAGAAATTGTCTAGGTCAAGAGTGGTCAACATGCGTCTGAATGAGTTGTCAAAGTGGCCTAGTCCGTTTATTACTCGAAAAACCTCAAAGGAAACGGCGGCTGGCCTGTCTTTCTCCCACTAAAAAGCCCCGCAGTAAGGAAAAACTTATTTGCGAGGCTTAAACTAAATATCTAGTTCAATTTTTCCTTACCAGATTAGGATAAGGGAGACTGTAGGGACGTTTTCAATACACCAAATCATGACTGATTGGTTCTTTCGTATTCTCTAGCACTGATTTGAGGGCAAGTACATCAAAGAAACTATCTCCACTAAGCAAGAATGCTTCTATCGCATTAGATGGATACTCTTGCTTAAAGTACCTACCCAGCTCTTTCTCCTTGCCTAGTAAGAACTGTTGGTCATAGAACTCACTAGCTCCATAAAATAATGGCTTAAAACCCGTTTCCCCCAGCAATGATCTATCCCAAAAGTCCTTAAGAAAGCCCATACCATTAGCAGTTGTCTCAATTATTACTTTCCCATCTGGCACTACGGCTTGCATTACTCCTGCAAATAGCTTCTGGGCATCAGGATAGAACGCAAACTCAGACAAATGTAGGTTAGTAATTGTCTTACTCCTACCAAAATCCCTATTATCAGCAGTTCCAATCGTGTAGCGTGAGTTCATGTCCGTATTGTAGAGCTCATATTTTGAGTTGTACTTTAGTGGAACTGTGGTATCCGCAATCTCTTCAAAAACCTTAATATACCGTTTAACACGATCAAGTAGCTCTGTAGCATTGTCTGATATATCAGCAACAATCACTGAGCGTGAGTTTTCCTTAGAGAGAAAGTCCTTAGTAAACATTGCCAGGATAAGACTGCTGTTGTGAGACACAAAGCCCTCAGCTATAAAAGTTTTGGTAGAAGTCTGTAAATCGTACATCTTTTGTTTACCTATAGGCTCAATGTTCTCTATCGTAGTCCAAGCAACAGACGAGCGCTTGCCTGGCATCTCTAAGCCTTCCCACCAGTTAATAGTTATCAATCTAACAGGTCTGGCCTTGCCTATAATCTCAAAAAGTTCATTCATGCGACAGAATGATATTGTACCCACAGGCTTGTTTGCCCGATGATCTCTATAGTCCCAGTCAACTCTAGTAGAATAAGGCTCGGCATACAGGCTCATTTTATCCCATACAGCTCCAGCCACCTGTGTTACCTGTAATGATGCTCCACCTGATGACTTAGCCCGAAGATGAGCTTCACCATCAAGTAATCCACCAAACCACGCATCAAAGTGTGTAGGCTTATCCCAAGGGTAGGCAATGTGTCGTATAGCATAACCTGGCTTGAGGCTCTGTACTTCCCTCCATTTAATGTTTGTAGGTGACTTAGGCGGGTGGGTAAGGAACCTGTGTTGGCCTGTCGCAATCAGTATCCGTCCGTCTGACATAGTTATCTTATAAGCTTCTTCATGAACTGTACGGATACCCTCAACGACTGAGGTACGCATCTTCCTGCCTATGCCTCTCGTGCCTGAGTTTTCGTCAACGCCTATTAGCTCCTGTCCTACCCTGGCATCCTTGATAGGTATCCACCTTAAGTCTTTAGTCAGTATTTGAGTATTGCCATCAAGACAAAACCCCTGCTGTCTTGCTTTAATTATTAGATCACGCCCGGTAAGATCCTGAGTTAGATACCTATCCTGTATAGTGTTTAGCTCAAATGGGACCTCAGCACCAGACTTGTCTATGATCCTGAAATACTTTTCTATAAAGTCCTTAGTTTTCATCATTTATTCCCTTGATGACTTCTTTGTAATTATTGTTTTGGATTAGCGTCATTGGCTGTGGTTTAAAATCAGGGTGTCTATTTTTAAGATAGAACATAACAGCAGTCATGTCCCCTTCTCCTGCCTTCTTAACCAACACTTCCCTTATGTCATCATTCAGCTCGTACTCGGCCTCAAGTATCTTACTGCGAAAGTCCTCATCGTTGTCTATCCAGTTGTAGTAAGTCTTGCGAGCTATCCCCACAGTCCTACAGGTATCACTAATGTGTCCAAAGAGCAGGCTATAAGTCTCAACAAACTTCTCTTTTTTAATAAACTGTGTAATCTGTGTGTTTTTATTACTCACTGTTCTTTTTTAAACATATAATATATGGTCCAGTCTACTCCCTCGGCTGTCAGACCTCCTTGTAGGCTCCCATGTCTGATCCTTGCCTCAATAGCTGACAATATTGTCTTGAGTATCTTTTTCTCTTCCCCGGACAGTTTCTTATCCATATTTAGTTTGTAACACACGAGTACTAGTCGTTTGCAAAATCACCCTATTCCTCTGTTTTGTTTAAATCAGTCATAGTATTTTCCTCATACCCATTACGTCTAGAGAAATGTATGTGTTTAAGCTTAGGCATTATACAAAGTAACATCTCCTTGTGATCTCCATAAGTCCACTGTGGAAACCTAGTACCCTTGCCATAACAAATACCCATCTTGTATTCTATTCCTAGTGGATGGTGTAATCGTCTAAATAGTTTTTTCATATAAGTAAAGGTTTAATTAACCACCTTCTCTTTGGATTGAATATCCCTCATCCGATATAAGCATTGTGCCGTATGTAAACATCCCCCAAAACAATGTTGTGCATTTTTTGCACTAGTTGTACTGTCATTGTCATCTACTAATTTGTTACTAAGAAGATGGAAATTACCAGTAGCTGTCTGAAGCTCTATTAGTTTAAACTTCTCCGAGGACTTGACACTAGACTTTACAATAGACTCTTTTCTCTTGACAGTATCTGTTAGTTTAAGCTCCTCATCCTCAAACCGTGACATTTTGTAACGGGTTGGTTCTTGTTTAGTTAGTTTTTTCATATAAGTAAAGGTTTAGTTAAGTATTATCTTTATAAAATGCCCGTGCAAAACCTTGTGGGGTAATGCTTCTCCTTGCTTGCCTATTGAATTTCCCAAATGCTTCTGGGTGTATGTCCTTACTTCTCATATAGTCAAACTTTGGTAATGGTTGAGAGTTAGTCTTGTGAAGTTGTTGCTGTTGTTGTGTAAGAATACTATTTATGTCTGTAACTGTTTTAATAGGAAGATTATAATATCCCCATATAGCGGTTTTTTTCTTATAGGCATCGCCAAACTCCCATGGATTAAATGTAAATGACGGGTGTCCTAAAAACCATTTAAGCCTTCCGTACCAAGGGTTTTCTAGCGCCCAAAATTTAAGAGGACTATATTTTTGCTGATCACTTATTGTTTTATATTGAAAATATCTAATTATCCTAAGACAAGCCTCGACTATTTCATACCCTCCCTCTAAATCCCTTGGTGTTTTAGCATTTGTTCTTGCGTCTGAAAACATCGTACAGGGTGGAGCTGCTAAAATCCCGTATACATTTTCAGGTGGCTCATAAGTTCTAACGTCATTATCCGGTAACGTAATTAGTCTCACATCATAGCCAGCATCTTTATATGGTTTTGACCATGAGCCAGTACCACCACACAAGTCCAGTATTATTTTGTTTGAATTATCGTCTTTCATATAAGTAAAGTTATTTCTCTAATCCATTCTTTTTAGTAAAGATAGTCTTTCCGTTCCACCCACACCCACACTCTTTTTTATGTAACTTCTCAAGAGCTGGCATGTTATCTTGGTATGCTTTATCCCATGCCTGGTTTGCTTTAGCCCATACCTGGTATGCTTTATCCCATGCCTGGTATGCTTTATCCCATGCCTGGCTTGCTTTAGCCCATACCAGGTTTGCTTTATCCCATGCCTGGCTTGCTTTAACCCGTGCTTGGTATGCTTTATCCGATGCTTGGTATGCTTTAACCGATGCTTGGTATGCTTTAACCCATGTTTGGCTTGCTTTAACAAACTCACCAGGTAACTTACCCTTAACTGGTTTGATAAGTTTTAGCCTTAACTCAATCTCATCCTCTGGCTTCTCTTCCTTAATATATTTAATCCTGTTCTTTAAGGGTTCAGTTAATGACTCCACCAGTATTTCGTGGTGGATATGGAAATAGTATTTTAATTTCAT